ACAGAATATGGAGATGACGCATATTACACGATATTGCCTATCTGCGCTAAAAATAACACTAATCTATCAACGAGCATAGCAGTAGAAAGATGTCAAAAAAGTTTCTTGACAAGTAACTAACTTAATTCACTGTCTTTTCGCAACCTTACACGGGTCCATAACTTTGTGGCATATACCACTAAGTTATGGACTCGCTTAATTTTAATTCCGTAGAGACGTTGCCCGGCTACAATGCCAGAGCAGCGTTCACCGTAAACTCCTCGTCGGTGTTCAAAGAGGACATCGACACCGTGCCCATCATCATCGACGACACCCTCAGCTATATGCCGTGGGGTGCCGACAATCAGATGCCGTTCAAGATTCTCAATCTCATTGAGAAAGACGAAACTCTCTCCACCTGCCAAGTATTCAACGCCGAAGTCTGCTATGGCTCCGGATTGCAGTACAACTGCTCCGAGGCCACTGCCGCCTATGTGCGCGATGAAGTTGAGAACTTCATGCTTGACAACGACCTCGCCTCATACTTCTTGGGCGTATCGCAAGACTTCAAACACTTCGGCTTTGCCGTCAGCGTTATAATCCTGAATGAGGACGCAACCCGTGTGGTGCGCCTCCTTCGCAAAGAAGCTTGCTACTGCCGTTTCGCGGCTGCCGACGCTCGCGGCATCATCCCCAAAGTGCTCTATGCCAACTGGCGCAGACCTATCTCGTCGAAATCCGACATCGAGGTCATCGACCTGCTCAATCCGGCTTCACCGTGGCGAGATCTGCAAAGCAAACTCGCCAAAGGCTCGAAAACGCGCAAGTTTGCCGTTCTATCTCGCATCCCAACCGTTGACAGCACTTATTATCCAATTCCTTACTATGCAGCACTTTTCAAAGGAAAGTGGTACAATATCAAGCAACTAATCGGCATCGCCAAAGAAGCGAAGCTCCGCAACTCTGCGCCAATAAAATACCATATCGAAGTCGGTGCAAAATATTGGGAATCAATATTTCGTGCCGAGGGCATCACCGACCGACGCAAGCAACAGGAGCGCATCGTCACCGAAAAGCAGTCAATACTTGATTTCCTGACCGGTGCCGAGAACAGCGGCAAAGCCTGGTTCTCCACGTTCTACATCTCGCCCGACGGACACGAGCAGCACGATGTGGTCATCAACAAGATTGACAGCAGCAAAGAGGGTGGTGACTGGGAAACCGACATACAGGAGGCCATCAACATGATTTGTTTCACGATGCGCGTTCACTCAAATCTTGTTGGCTCAGTCCCGGGCAAAGCCCAGACGAATAACAGTGGGTCAGACAAGAGAGAGCTTTACACAATCGCTCAGGCTCTCCAGAAACCGTATCACGACTTGCTTTTCACCGTTCATCGCATCATCATCCGTTTCAACGGCTGGCAAGGAGTAACCGTTGATGTTCCTTTCATTCAATTAACCACGCTCGACGAACACACCGACGCTAAACCCGTAACTACCAATGGCGAACACTAAACTCATAAATAACGAAGAAACCCTTCGCACATATCTGCCCAACGCTTTCGCTTCCGTGAAAGGCGAAACCTCTCTATTCGAGAAACTGCAACCATTTCTCGAAGTTGCAGAAGAGTGGGTGAAAACAACCTTTACTTCTGAATCAACTTTTAATACCATAGCCGGCTATGCCGACTCCAATGTTATCAAAACTATAACTGCTCGTGTCGTTGTCGCTGAAGCTTTTCGGTGCGCCATCCCGTCGCTCGACTTAGTTCTCACTCCGAATGGGTTTGGCACGGTCGGCAACAATAATGTTGCTCCGGCTTCCAAGCCCCGTGTCGATAGACTGATAGGCTCTATGACATCGCTTCGCGACGACGCCATCGGGCTTTTGCTCGATGAAATCGTCACAGCCTCGAAATGGAGCAGTTCTAAGCAAGCGGACTTCTTCCGCGCTACGCTCTTCCCGAATCTCGATATCGTCACCGCCGCCGGTTCTTACTCAGGCTCCGCGTGGGATCGTTACCTCGAACTTCGCCCAAAGGTCATTGACATCGAGGAATCGCTCGCCGAAGATTTCTTCTCGCTGGAGCTGATGACCGTCTTGCGCCAAAGGGTATTGGCACATAATTTGAGAACCGACGACGAAACCGTTGTCTCCGCCATCAAAGCGCAAATTATCGCCGTCATTCGTGGCGAGAATATCAATATGCGGAAAATGATTTACATCGTCAACTTCATCCGCGACAATACTGACTCGTTCCCCGAGTGGCACGCTTCCGACACCGCCAAGCTTTTCTCACCGCCCATCTTCCGCAACAAGAAGGAGTCACCCGGCTACTTTTTCTAAATACGTCACAGAGAACAGCTCCGTATCGTTCACACGTTGTTTGATATGATGCAAATAGGTTATGGCACGAAGCGCGGATTTTCCTTTGCAAAGTTAGAATGTGCGCCGGCAGGTCAAGGGCAAAACGTGTATGCTACGAAAAATCTTCCTCCATGCGGAGCGTATTATTTCGACATACCCTTGACCGCATCTGCCGTCTATGCACATCCTTTGGTTTGCGCGTAAAATCAAACGTGCTTCGGCACATAACTCTTTAAATTATTTGCATCATGATTACATCAAACAAACGCTCAGAACTTCAAAAGGACTTCGCTAACCTCACTGACTATTCGGCTAAATGCCCAAAAGGTTGCCGCTCATTCTTCGCTTTCGTCAGCTTTGAGGACGGTTCGGAATGCCTCTGGTCTAACATCTTCGCTGCCGACCGTGGCATCGCTAACGCAATGGTCATCGAGAAATTCGCTGACTGCTTGCCGTATCTCACTCGCTTCACTCTCCAAGAAGCCGACTACTAAACAGTCGCTTCCTTCCGTCAGCGGCTCTCACCCCGAGAGCCGCTTAACTTTCGTTTAATCAGTCACCTTTACGCATAAAAAACTCTTGTGTTTCCGTCACTTCTCAACGGGCACAATCCCCGTCAATATCCGGACTCACAAGAGCGGGCTACGTGTTAACCCATAGCCAGTAGCAAAGTTACGTATTTTTTTCAATACGTTCACAAAAAAAGTTAGATGTTTAACTTGTCTTTTCCCCTTATTGGGCTTTGGCGTACTTTCGGGTACTCTAAAGCTCATTTTTTATGCAAACAATAAACTTTACCGTGCCGCAAAGCTGGCACGAACTCTCTAACAAGCAGCTAAGATACGTTTATCGTTTGCTCGCCGACAACTACGAAATCGACGAGATGAAAACGCTATGCTTTCTTCGTTGGACGGGTACCAAGGTCATCGGCAAGCAACCATCCGAAAAATATCTGCTTCGCCACGATGACACCTATTTTGAAGTGTCGCCCGTAGATTTTGCCGCGCTACTGCAATCGCTCAACTGGTTGGCAGTCTTGCCGACTGTGCCCATCCGTATCGCTTCTATTGCTCGCCACCATGCGTTAGCGGCTGATTTCCAAGGTGTAGCTTTTGAAAAATTCTTGGTGTGCGAAAACCTTTATCAAGGTTTCCTGAGCACACATCGCGACCAATTCCTCGATGAAATTGGCACGATGCTTTACCAATTTTCTAAGCCTCACACCTTCAATGCCCGGCAACGCATCGGCATATTCTACTGGTTTGCTGCACTCAAAGAGTTTTTCGCATCCCGCTTCCCGGAGTTTCTTCAGCCGCTATCAAGCGGCAATGACAACCTCCTTGGCGCTACCCCCAACATCGGGGCACAGCTTCAGGAAGCTATGGATGCCCAAATACGTGCGCTCACTAAGGGCGACGTAACCAAGGAGCAAGAAATTCTTGCCCTCGACACCTGGCGCGCTCTCACCGAGTTAAACGCCCAAGCCAAAGATTATCAAGAACTAAAACGTCAAACTAATGTCTCTAAGTAACTGGAACGCGATAAGTTTTTTCCAAAACCTTGTCGCAAAAAATAAATTAGCTGTTGCAGAAAATTTCACATTCTGCAAAGTCTCAGGTCTTGAAGGCTTCGAGGAAGCGCTTGAACACGCACAGACCGCCACCGCTTTTGTCTGCGTCAGCGACATCGCCGACGGCTACACTGAGCTGAATAACACACCTCGCACTCGCCGCATCAAAACCGTTTTCCTTGCCATGCGTCATGCCGTTGACGACATGGACGCTCGCACCGAATGCATGGAAACCATGCGCGAACTCTTCCGTCAGTTCATGTCGGTGCTCACTCGCGAGGCGGTTAAACTCTCGCAAGATTACATCTATCTCGATCCGCGTATCGCTTTCACGGAAATCGACCG